GATGATTCGGATGTTACAAAAAGAAACGCCAATGGACAGACTCGTTCAGGACTCTATTCTTTGTTCATACCTATGGAATGGAACTACGAAGGATACATTGATTCTTATGGCTTACCTGTATTCGACACACCAAAAAACAAAGTCGAGGATCCACACGGAACAAGAATAACGCAAGGTGTAATAAATTATTGGAACAATGAGGTTGAAGGTTTAAAAGACGATCAAGACGGTTTAAATGAATTTTATAGACAGTTTCCACGTACAACTAAGCACGCATTTAGAGACGAGTCTAAACAATCTTTGTTTAATCTAACAAAAATATATCAACAAATAGATCATAATGAAGATAATAGAAACTCATTAAACGTAACAAAAGGTAGTTTTCAATGGGAAAATAGCCAAAAAGATACTAGAGTTGTTTTTATGCCAAGTAAAAACGGTAGGTTCTTAATAACATGGGTTCCGCCATCTCACTTGCAAAATAAAAGATATATAAAAAATGGAGTTAATTATCCTGGAAATGAACACTGTGGAGCATTTGGTTGTGATCCATATGATATATCAGGTACCGTAGATGGTAAAGGTTCTAATGGAGCTTTGCATGGTTTAACAAAATTTAGTTTAGAAGAGGTTCCACCCAATCATTTCTTTTTAGAATATATAGCTAGACCTCAAACTGCTGAAATATTTTTTGAAGATGTATTAATGGCTTGCGTATTTTATGGTATGCCAATATTAGCAGAGAATAATAAACCAAGATTATTATATCATTTTAAAAGAAGAGGTTACAGAGGTTTTGCAATGAACAGACCTGATAAAAAAATAAATAAATTATCTATAACAGAAAGAGAAATAGGTGGAATACCAAACTCTAGCGAAGATATAAAACAATCTCACGCTTCTGCAATAGAAACATATATAGAACACTTTGTTGGATTAAAGGAAAGTGGATATGGAGATGTTTATTTCCAAAGAACATTAGAAGACTGGGCTCAATTTAACATAAATAATAGAACAACACATGATGCTTCTATTAGTTCAGGCTTAGCTTTAATGGCTTGCAATAAACATAGATATTCTCCAGTAAACAAGATAGAGTTACCCTCGATTGATCTTGGTATAAAAAAATACGATAACAAAGGAACTACATCAAAAATTATAAGTTAATGAATATATATACTAACACCAATAGTGCTTTCCCTAGTCAAGTAGTGAGTGATGCAGAAAAAGCAAGTATTGAATACGGTAGTCAAGTAGCTATGGCTATTGAATACGAGTGGTTTCGCTCAGGAAGAACTGCTGGTAATAGATACTTAACTAATTGGAATAATTTTCATGATTTAAGGCTGTATGCTCGTGGAGAACAAAGTATACAAAAATACAAAGATGAATTATCTATAAATGGTGATTTATCTTATTTAAATTTAGACTGGAAGCCAGTTCCAATATTATCTAAGTTTGTTGATATAGTTGTAAATGGTATATCCTCAAAAACATATGATATAAAGGCATACGCTCAAGATCCTTCTTCTGTAAAGAAAAGAACAGAATACGCTTCTAAGCTACAAGAAGACATGGTTGCTAAAGAATTTTTAGATGGACTAAAGTCTACGCTAGGTATAGATTTATATCAAAGTCCAAACCCAGAAACAATACCTGAAACTCCAGAAGAATTAGAGTTACATATGCAACTTTCTTACAAGCAGTCTGTTGAAATAGCAGAAGAAGAAGCTATATCTACTGTTTTAGCTCAAAACAAATACGATTTAATAAGACGTAGAATAAACATGGATCTTACAACAATAGGTATTGCTGCTAGTAAAACTAGCTTTAATATAGCCGAAGGTGTTACTGTTGACTATGTAGATCCAGCTTATATGGTTTATTCTTACACAGAAGATCCAAACTTTGAAAATATATATTACGCTGGTGAATTAAAATCTATAACAATACCTGAGCTTAAAAAAGAGTTTCCCAACATATCCAGTGAAGAACTGGAAAGAATACAAAAAATGCCAGGCAACAGATCTTATGTTACTGGTTGGGGTGATTACGACGAAAACACTGTTCAAGTATTATATTTTGACTACAAAACGTATCACAATCAAGTTTTTAAAATAAAACAAACTGATCAAGGTTTAATGAAAGCCTTAGAAAAACCAGACACGTTTAATCCACCGGAAAATGATAACTTTGAAAGAGTATCTAGGTCTATTGAGGTCTTATATAGTGGAGCAAAAATATTAGGTACAGACACTATGTTAGAGTGGAAGTTGTCAGAAAACATGACTAGACCTCACGCTGATACAACTAGAGTAGAAATGAATTACGCTTTATGTGCACCTAGAATATATAAAGGTAGAATAGAATCTTTAGTAAGCAAGTGCGTAGGTTTTGCTGATATGATACAATTGACTCATTTAAAGCTGCAACAAGTTTTATCTCGTATGGTGCCAGATGGTGTGTATTTAGATATGGACGGACTTGCAGAAGTTGATTTAGGTAATGGCACAAACTACAACCCTGCAGAAGCACTTAATATGTACTTTCAAACTGGTTCTATTGTAGGTAGATCTTTAACTCAAGAAGGTGAGTTCAACCAAGGTAAAGTACCTATACAAGAACTTAATAGCTCAAGTGGTCAAGCTAAAATAGCGGCGCTTATACAAACGTATCAGTATTATTTACAAATGATACGCGATGTAACCGGACTTAACGAAGCAAGAGATGGCACTACGCCAGATAAAGGAACTTTAGTAGGTTTGCAGAAAATGGCCGCTAACGCATCCAATGTAGCTACTAGACATATAAAGCAGTCTAGTTTATATTTAACTCTTAGAATAGCAGAGAACATAGCCTTAAAACTAGCAGACGCACTGCAGTTTCCATTAACTAAAAACGCTTTGCAAAACTCTATATCAACATATAACATAAAAACTTTAGAAGAAGTTGCTAGGTTAAATCTTCATGACTTTGGTATATTTTTAGAACTAGAGCCTGATGAAGAAGAACAAGCGAAATTAGAAGAAAATATACAAGTTGCTTTGCAGAAAGGTGGTATTGATTTAGAGGATGCTATAGACTTAAGGCAAATAAAAAACCTTAAATTAGCTAATCAAATGCTTAAAATTAAGCGTAAGAAAAAAGCTAAACAAGACCAAGCAGCTCAACAAGCAAACATAAAAGCACAGGCAGATGCTCAAGCAGAAACAGCAGAAAAAACAGCTATGGCTGAAGTGCAAAAGCAAGAAGCCATATCTGGATCTAACGTTCAGTTTGAGCAAGCTAAGTCTCAATTTGAAATGCAAAGGATGCAAATTGCTGCTCAGATAAAGCAACAAGAAATGAAAATACAACATCAGTATGACTTAGAGCTTAAGCAGATGGATATTCAGCAAATACAACAAAAAGAAGATAAAATAGAAAACCGTAAAGATCAAAGAACTAAAATACAGGCTACACAACAAAGTGAGATGATAAGTCAAAGGAATAATAAAACAGCTCCTATAGATTTTGAAGCCCCAAACACTGCTAAGCAGTTTCCAACAGTTTTATAACTGTTTATTAATTATTTAATTATATTATATTATGTCAGAAGAAGTAAAAACAAATGAACCTGTTAAACAGGAAGGTGAGTTTAAATTAAAAAAGAAAACACCTAAAAAGTTTGCAAAAACAAGTAACGAACCTGTTAAAGTAAACGTCAAAGAACCTTTGGTTGAATTAGAATCAGAGATTAAAAAAGTAGTAATACCTAAAAAAGAAGAAGATGCCATTCAAGTCGGAGAAACAGAGGAAGTATCTGTGGAAGAACCATCCGGAGATAGCACAAAGGTGGGAGAACCTATACAAGAGTCCAACGAGGATGTTGAAGGGTTTTCTCCAATCAAAGAAGTCGAAGTAAAAGAGGTTGAACAAGAATTAGAAAAAGCTATACAAGAAGAAAAAATACTTGGAAAAGCTTTACCAGAAAACATTGAAAAACTAGTTTCTTTTATGGAAGAAACAGGTGGAACTATTGAAGATTACACAAGATTAAATGCTGATTATTCTTCAGTAGATGAAAATATATTATTAAAAGAGTATTATAAAAAATCTAAACCTCATTTAGATGATGAGGAAATAAACTTTATCATGGAAGATAATTTTTCATTTGATGAAGATATAGATGAACAGCGAGAAGTCCGTAAAAAGAAACTCGCAAAAAAAGAAGAAATTGCAAAAGCTAAAAACTTTTTAGAGGAAACGAAGAAAAAATATTACGACGAAATCAAGTTGAGACCCGGCGTTACTCAAGACCAAAAAAAAGCTACAGACTTTTTCAATAGATACAATAAGCAGCAAGAAAAAGCAGAGCAACAACACGCAAGGTTTAAAGAAGATACTAAACAACTGTTTAACAACGAATTCGAAGGTTTCGATATAAAAGTTGGAGAAAAAAGTTATAAGTATAATATTCAAAATCGAGACAAAGTTGCAGAAAACCAATCAAGTATTAACAACCTAGTCGGGAAGTTCCTAGACTCTGAAGGTAATGTTAAAGACACGAAAGGTTATCACAAAGCTATGTACGCCGCTGATAACGTAGATAAAATCGCCGCTCATTTTTATGAACAAGGAAAAGCTGATGCCATTAAAGACGTTGTTAATAAATCAAAAAATCCAAGTGATTCTCTAGCTAGAAAGTCTCAAGGTGATGTGTTTATTAACGGTTTTAAAGTTAAAGCTATTAGTGGTGCAGATTCTACAAAACTTAAAATAAAAACAAAAAAATTTAACTAATTAAAAACTTAAAATTATGAGTTTATCTCCACAATTCGGAGGGTTAATCCCTTCACAAGTTCAGGAGGTATTGAACAGCAACTACCTACAATTTAACGGTGGTGGTGGTGCTGGTGATACAAACACCTTTGCACAACAATACTTACCTGAAGTATACGAACAAGAAGTAGAGCGTTATGGAAACAGAACGTTATCTGGATTCTTAAGAATGGTTGGCGCTGAAATGCCAATGACATCTGATCAA